AGGATCTGAAATGAAATCTGCTACATCCGTTCCTTTGGAAAGTTGCACTAAAACTTCTTTTGAAAGTGCAGCTATGGTTTTACCTGCTTTAGTTTTAATGTTGATTCCTATAGGATTCTTTGCAGCATTCAACCAACCACTTAAACTTTTAGTTTGTTTTTCTCCGTTAACAATTATAGTATATTTTTTGTTCAATACACTATTAAAGTCTGGTTGCTGATCCAATGTAGTTGGAACTGATCCTAATACTTCATATCCATATTCTGCAGCAGTAGGAGCTAATTTGTTCAATAGATCCTGTAGTGCCTTTTTGTTGTATGTAGCTTCTTTAGTAGCTCGGCGCTTTGGAGTTACTTGCTCTATCTCCAATAGTCCGTGAATGGCTAAAAAGTTTTTATTGTAGGACAATACATTGGTTGAACCTGCTACATATTCAATGTTGAACAATATGTTTGGGTTGTCCCATAGTCCTAATTTTTTTAATTCTGATTGGGTGTCTGGAATTGAATCGTTAAATATGTCCAATACAGTACCACCTATTTTAATCATCCCGTGACCTGCACCAAATCTATCTCCTAATTCTGCTTTGGTAATACCTTTAACATCCAGGGGCTTGTTGCTTCCACGATCCATTACAAATTGTTTTTTACCATCCAAAGTTATCAATCTGATTGAAGCATTCACTCCATCTATTTTAACTGATGCAGGTCCTTTTTCTAAAAATTTAACTGATTGTAAAAATACCTTCATTAAATCTTTTCCTGTTTGAGCAGATGGGATATCAAATGGATGACTCATATGTCCCCCGGCACCTCCTTCTGCTAACAATTTGTTGTTGGATTTGTTTTCATTCAATTTGCCAGTAATTGTTTTATATACTTTAGGATTGTACCAACCCATAATCTTTTTGAATGTTTCTGGTGTACTAGTTTTAAGTGCATTTCTCAAAGCAGTGCCACTCATTTCTCCAAATCCTGGAACATTCAAGGACACATGTGGAGCTACAATTAAATAACCATGTTGGTCATAACCTTGCATGTTGTCAACACCAGTAAACTTTTGAAAGTATGATTGTTTACCTGACTTCAATTGCTTCATTGCAAATCTAGGATCTTCTTGCATATCCTTTGCGCCAACCATAAATACTACAGCTGTTGTAGCTGGATCATACTTACCGAGTATTTCTTCAGCCTTATAGGGGTTTTTAACTTGTATAACATTGCGAATTCCATACTGTGATATAATGGACTTTTTATCATTAAAGTCAAATGGTGACTTCTGTAATTCAGTCTTATTGGATGTAGCTATGAATGTGTTGGAGGCTCCGAATTCTTTTTCCAGCCATTGGAATGCTTTAGCGTGATGTGGACCAAATGGTTGAAAGCGACCTGGATAAATTGCTATTACTTGTTTAATGGTGGATGCTTCAGACAATATTTGTTCTACTAACCATTTACCTATCATTGTAATTCCTTGTTTTATGTTTTATATAATTATAAACCTAAATGTGTTTTAATTGTTTGGAGTTCAGATTTTAAAGATTCATTTTCTGCTGACAATGTTTTTACTGCTTCAACTAATACAGGTATTATTTCATTATAATTTAAAGATAACATACCGTCGCCTTTGGATCTGCTCCTAACAATATCTGGTATAAATTGTTGTACTTCTTGCGCAATAAACCCATATCTAATACCATTACCCATTTCAGATTCTGGAGTATATTCGAAAGATACGCCTCTAAGGTTGTTAATAACATCTAAAGAATTAGTTAATTCATTAATATTTTGTTTAAGTCTAGCATCAGATGTACTTGCAACTATTTTACCATTGGCGTCTGTTGCTAATTCAACTGATGTTAACCCATCTATAACTAAATCAGGTACATATACCATATCATCAGCTGTGGCATTAATGCCTATGCCGCCTATTATGACAGTTCGTGCTCTACCGTTCATTTTATTTGATGCTCCGCCAATTATAACTGCACTAGTACTATCATTAATTGTATTACTACCACCTGCTACAATTCCACATCCATAGGTATTATATGAACCTGTATTACTAGTGGTTATTTTATTAGAGCTTCCGCCTGCAATTATATTATATGAAACAGTACCTGGCGTTCCGGATATATTAGATAAATAGCTACCTATTATAGAGCATTGTGACCCTGATAGTATATTGCAAAAATTTGATGATATAACACTACTTTGATCACTTGATGTGACATTACAATCCCACGACCCCATAATAGCATTATCAGATTTAAATCCTCCATTTGAAGATATTTGATTAGATCTACCACCGATAATACTATTTCTTTGATTAGTAGGTCCTTGTATTTTATTAAGTACTCCACCAAGTATAGAAGACTCTTTAGATTGTGATATAGTATTTGTATACCCTCCAACTATAATACTACTAGTAGAAAAACTTAAATTACTAAACCAACTTGATACTATCGAACCAGGGGATTCTGAGTTACGAATTACATTATAGTTTCCTCCTATGATTGTATTGTCTGTAGATCCAGATATTGTATTGTGGTTACCGCCTAGTATGCCGTTGTATGCCCCATTTAATAATGAACTAGATGTTATTGTATTTACTGATCCTGCTATAATTGCAGACTCTAGTGGTGAATTGATAGTGTTAGTAGTGCCGCCTAAAATTGCACTAGCAGATGAATATGCATCAATAGTAGAAGATTGAGCATGAACAAAAGAATAATATGCACTTGTTTCTACTGCAGTTCCACCGGCGTACGCGTTGATCTTTGTTCCGTTATTAACGCCGTTACCAATTTGTATAGTAGCATCACCTACTATGATACTTCCAGATATTGATAATCTAACAAGTGGAGAGTCAGTACCCATACCAACATTACCTACTCTATCGATAACAAATGGAGTTGCATCTGGATTGGAGCTATCTTCTACTACAAAAGCGTTACCGATTCCTGTCTGTGTTATTCTAACTAAATCTGTTGCAGTTGATCCTGTAATTAATAATGCGTTTGCATTGCTGCCAACAGTCTGTCTTTGATATAAAGTAACTAACGGAGTACTTGTTGTGCCGTCTACATATAGTAATGAAGTTGGAGTACCAGTTCCAATGCCGACATTACCACTGCTGCTTATAAATACTCTATCAGTATCATTGGTCCTGAACATCAACCCGCCACTGCCTGTTTGATTTGTTATGCTAAGATTATCATCGCCTGAACTACCATATCCAATCCATCCTTTTCTTCCAGCTGCAAATCCATCTGGATACCATTGCATATACGCATGATTAGACCCTTCTAAATTCAATATACCTGCGTTGCCTGATATGTGCAATGGTGCAGCTGGTGCTGTAGTTCCAATACCAACATTACCACTGCTACTTATGAACATTCGAACTGAATTATCCTGTGTTATAAATTGCATTGATGCAGTATTTTGAGTGGCTATGCTTAAACTTCCAGTACCTCGATGTGCTAAAACAGTAGTTGCGTCTGCACCTGTATTGTTTCTGATAATTCTAAAACCATAATCAGTATATGTAGTATCTCCTACTAAATCTAAATATGCATATCCTGCTGCAGTTCTTCCTACACCTATTTCAACTGCAGCAAAATTACTGCTTAAATCTCCGACTCTAACTTCTCCTCGCAATCGTGTAGACCCTGAAACATCTAGTGTAGTACCTGACTCTGCACTTCTATGACCTATAGTAACTTCTGCGGTAGGGCTGTTTGGTATCAACCTAATTGCCTGGTTGCCAGCGGTATCAGAAACCCGAACCTCTAATGATGAACTCCTATTAAAAGATGTAACAATAAAATCTTTATCTGCATTCAATGAATTTAATTCTAAATTAGCTGTAGCTCCAGATCCGGTCTGCAAGAATCTCCATGGCCGATCAGTTACAAATCGCAATAATTCTGCCCCATTGCCTGATGCACTGATATTTACTTTTGCAATTAAAGATCCAAATGCACCTATACCAGCTCCAATGTTTCCGGTAGTTATCATACTGCCACTCACTGTCATTGTTGCGTTGTTTGTTCCGTTTGGAACTAGCCTCATCGATTCATATGTAGTGCCTCCAGAGTCGTGTGTCCAACGGAAATATTCATTGTTGTTGTCTAAAGTCTGAAATTCTAATCTACTATCAGTATCTCCATCACCGGTATTGTAAAACTTAATAGATGCCCCATCTGTATTCATTGACCAGACAGTTCCTGTTGATGAACTTGCAAATGATACACTTCCTGTAACAATTACATTTTGCCTTAAAGGATTTACATATGATGCGGTAGTTGCAAAACTAGCTGATATGGCATAACTGCTACTTATAGCATTTTGAGCCCAGGAGCTAGTACCAAATAAACTACCAGTAAAAGCAGGTGCAGTGACACTACCAGTAACTATCATCGATGCAGATACTGTAGCTAAACTACCTGAAAATATAAATTTATCTGCACTAGTACTAACTGCACGGTCTCTTATTCTAAATGACCCATCCGCTTGTCTTACACTTACATCCCAATAACCAGAGCTAGCACTATCAATATGTTGTTTAGGCATAAATTCAATGCTAGGATCGTTTGTACCTGCAGGGTCAACTCTAATTACTCTAATTACTGCGTTGGTGCCTAACAGATTGAGATCTCTTGATGCTGATGCTACTGCAATTCTATCTCCAATACTTAATGCTCCAGAAATGTAAGTTGACCCTGTTATTACTACATCACTTACTCTTTTTATAGAACCATTACTGCTACCTGTCCAATATGAACTTGTAAATCCGGCTATACCTCCTGATACAATTAAATTGTCAACGGTAATGGTATTGGCTTTAATATCTAAACTTGATGTCTGACCTGCACCTGCTTTAAATTTCAACCAGGCATTGTCAGATGCTAATTCAAATCCAATACCAACATATGTAGTCGAACCTACGGTGGTTGATCCACTCCATGTTGTTACTCCTGGTGCACCGGTACCACTCACTGCATTATCAAATCCATCATACCCATGCAGTCCTAACCAACCGTAATCTACATCACCTACAATATCCAACCCTCTACCTATACCTCCGCCAACACTTAAAGATCCGGTCAGAACATTTTGGTCACCTTCTATGTATGTGTTACCACCTGCAAATACTGGGCCGAACACTTCTGTTTCGTAATCGGCTGGATTACCTTGGTAATCAAAATATTGAAACTTGAATTGTTGCTCTGCATTGATTGATATAGTAGGTACTGGAAGTTGCAATCTAATTCTAGTTGGGCTTTGCCCTGCAGTAGTTTCTGGATATACATGTATGTTGGACAAATAAACATTTCCGGATCTTACTGCAAACAATACAGTACCTGTACCATCTTGGTCTGCTTGAAATGAAAATGCTTTGTCTAATATCAATGCACCATCGTTAATGTATACTGAACCTAGGTATTTACCTAATGCATTTGTTTGTATGTTATCTGCAGTCAATGTAACATTAGAATCAAATGCACTACCAGATACATATACATCAACCCACCCATTAGGTAGTTTGGTTTGTGTGGTTGGCACTTGATTTGTTTGGAATATACTATCTGCGTTAACTGATGCATTTAAGGCTACTACATATTTATCATCTTTATAAAATTTAGGAAAATAACTATCTCGTAATTTTATAACTGCAAAGTCTCCTTGTGTGTATGAAGCTAAAGAATCTAATTGCATTGCATCATTTAAGATGTTTCTGCTATAGGTTACTTTTAAATCAGTTGCCTTGCGATTGTAATTTGAATCATATATTGGAAATAAATTATCTGGGCCTACCAGAGATGATGACCAATAACTGGTTATGTCTGCAAGACTTTCAAATTCTCCAATTTTGTTTTCTCCAGATAAACTACCAGTATCAACTAAAATATCTTGCTGACTCAATACCGTTTCGTTGATCATTCTGTATTCACCTGCGGAGCCTACTGGTCTCATGTAGGTTCTTATTTTATAAACATCTCCAGTTGCAGGACGAATGTTATGTATATCAACATCAATGTATGATTGATAGTTTTCTGAAGGAGTGTATATTGGAGAATCTACATAGCTACATGTAAATGGCGTACTGGAAAATTCTTTTATACCTCTACCATTGTATACAAATTGTAAATCATCTACTACCTGAGCAGTAGTATCGTTTAATACATTAACAATTATACTAGTATATGATGTGTCTGCAGCTATAAGTCCTTGTGCAGTATCTATTATTGGATTGTTTACTGTAACAGTACCACCAACCATGCTGCTACTGAATATAAAATTACCTGATGTTATTTGTATGGTAGGTAATGTGTTATTCTCTATAACAATAGGCAGTGTAGATACTGCATTGCCTCTAGATGCTGCAATTATTGGGTTTGGCTGAATTACTTTGTATAAATAATTAGGACCAATTCTATTTTGTCCGGTGCTAGTACCTACTCGCTTGGCTGATTTTTTTGTAGTTCCTGGCGCTATTAGTTTGATGGTACTAGATGAAGAAACTTCCATCAATCGGTCTTGTTTGTATGACTGACCAAAATATGGATTGATACTTTCTTTAATATCAATTTTAGGCAATGACCCACTGACAAATACAAGTTCATTGCTATTTAAAGTAGCAGGGCTTATTGCTAAAATTCTTTTCCATTTTATATTGGATCCAGGCGCTGGAGGTATATTGTACAGTCCTAACTCAGGAATATTTATAGCTCTAGTTGCAATATATATTGTGCAATTTCCAGGTGCTGTATTTTCTTGTACAAGAACTTGAACACATACCGTTCCGTCATCATCCTGATAGTCTAGCACTTCAAAATACAAAGGGTTATTAATTGCATCCAGTACTTCTACAAATACATCTGCTTTGGATAGCAATGTAGTTGAATTACCCTTTATCTTAATTAAATTTTTGCCGGCCGTAAATCTAGGTGGCAGATATACTATATCAAAATAATTAGGGGAGGTATCGGAGGTATCGACAAATGTAACCGGCAATGTATCTAAACCAATTCGTTGGATTGTTTGTGTACTCATATAGAATCTAAACCTTCATTAAATATAATAATAATTATCAGTAGTATAAATAATACTATGTATAATGTAAGAAACCGCCCTCAATTGGGCGGCTTATACTATGTTTTATTATACTAATTGAATTCTATCTTCGAGTAACCGTTGTCTTTGCGTATCTCAATCAGTTTGTCCATTACATCCCTCATGGAATCTATATGTGATATACACAATATGCTATTGAATTGAGTTTTAAGATAGTCAAACAGCATATTCATATTGGTCAGGTTGTCCGAATCTAAACTTCCGAATCCTTCATCTATTACTATAAAATTAGGGCGTGGTAAATTGGATATGTTCAGCAATGCAGTTCTTATGGCTAATGAAGTTATGAACTTTTCCATACCTGAAGTTAATTCCATGGGCCAGAAGTTACTATCATCATAAACAATATAACCATTAATATTTTTATCATCAGTATCAAACAACACCGTGAAACTAACTACTTGATTTAAAATGTTATTGATCTCTGCCTCTAATTCAGGAAGTGCTTTGGTTATAATGTCATATGGAACACCATCCCGTTTAACTGCCTCTAAATAATATTCATACGCCTTATGTTGCTGCTCTAAATCTTTTAGTTTGTTGATTGCAGTTAAAATATCTTTTCTAGTTTTTATCGTAACCTGCAACTGACCTGATGCTTTAACTATTTTTTTATCTATGGCTACAATTTCTTCATTGATATCAAATATTTCATTTTTTATTTCTTTAATTTGAGCATTAACATTGTTGTTGTGTTCAATATTAGATTTATATTGTTGTATAATGTCTAATTCAGTATTGCATTTTTCAATGCTATCCGTAATAGTTTTTTGTGATGTTAGTGTTTCATTCAATTGAACTTTTTGTTTCATCAAAGCAAATTCAGTTGTAGTAACATTTGACTTTGCCGAAGTATACGACGATATACGGTGTTCAATATTAGATTCTTGAATTTTGGTATTAGCTTCATCAATTAAGTGTTGTATGCCCCTGATTTCCTGTTCTAAGTCCGGTATTGCATGGTGTGCTTGAATGGCATTTTGTACAAATGGGTTTGCACTGCAATATTCACAATCCGGATCGTATTCATGATTTCGTAATTGTTCAGACAGTGCAGTTGCTTGTTCCAAACGAACTTTAAATGTATGCAGTTGTTCTTTGTTTGTTGTTAATGTTTTTAAAACTCCTTGAATGGTTAATTGATCCTGTTTTAAGACATCAGCATCAATTGAATCAAAGGTTAGTTTATAGCTATCAAACAATTTGCTTTCAGAATCAATTGCATCATTAATAGTTTTAATCTTTTTGTTAACTGTTTCTAAATTTGTATTTAAAGTTTTTAATTGGGTTTGTATTTGTGATTCGGTACGGGTAATAGAATTGTCAATGGGTTTGATATCACGAGTCAATGTATGTATGATATCATTCAAATTGCCTTTCATTTCTTCATGTGATTGTTTTTCTTTTATATGGGTATCATATGAACCTGAAAGTTGCAATATGTCAGTTTCTGCTTGAGCTAATTCTGAAGCATAATCTCTCTTTTTGTATTCTTTAATTATACTAACCGTTTCCTTTATGTCATCGTTTGCCATCTGATACAATTTATCAAATATATCAATATCTAAAAATTGAGATAACAAATCTTTTCGTTCAGTTTGTGATTTTTCTATAAACCCGGAATTGTTTCCTTGTATGGACAATGTAGTTAAAATAAAATCATCAAATGTTCCTAGATATTGTCTTATATTTTTATTGGTGGTATCTCGTTGGTCACCATTCAATGATTCTATAACACCTGCATCTTCACTCCAGAAGTTAACCAATACCTTAACTCTACCTTTATGGTTTTTAGTTCCTACTCGCTCAATAAAATAATCTTTACCTGCCACTTCAAATTGAAACTTGGCGTAGAATTCATTTTTCTTGTTGTTTAAAACATGCACTGCCTTATTGGTTCTGGAACATGTATCAAATATACAAAATGAAAGTGCATCTAATAAAGTTGACTTACCTGAAGCATTAGGTGCAAACAATCCATACAATCCTGTCAAATCAGTGAAGTCTAATATATTACCTTCTCCGTAACTAAACATATTAGAGAATTCAAATCTTTTAGGAATCCACATAATGTTACGGGTATTCAATAAGTCTTGCGTTTTGCTGTGAACCGTTCTATTAATATGTCGTACAGTATCCAATGTAACATCATCCAGTGCATAGTTTGCATTCAAGTATTCAGTTATCAATTTGTTCTGAAATTCTACATCTCGAATGTTCTTAATGTTGAATTTCTGCATCTGCCCTTTTTCATTGAGCTGATTTACTTTTTGTATTGCAATTTCTTGAACATCATACTGCTGACGAATTTGTGCTACTAATGTTTTTAAAGTTCCTGAGTCAGTATCTTTTATTTTTAATCTAACTCTAGGTTTTTTAGGAATTGCATTGTTTGGATTAAGTATAACTCCTTTATCAATTTCAAAAGTATAATATCCATAATCATTGGAAATCTCTACATATTCAGCACTACTTGTTTTTATATCCCATACAAATATTCCATGGCCTAATGTTTCGGAATGATTTTGTTGTATAGTGGATCCAGGATATCCTATAGTATTAGCTTCATTTAAGAACTGTCGTTTATGTATATCCCCTAATAGTGTTAAGTCATGTCCTTTAAATGTTTCTGTAGTTACATGCGTATTTGATAATGTAATACCTAAATCAGTTGATGCTTTGTCTACTGCACCGTGATGCAATGCAATTTTATACTTACCTTCAAATGCACTTGCAGGAATATAATCTGCAGCCGAATTGAATACTGACATTACATTAAAATGAATACCTCCTAAATGATACACTCCGTTATCTTTTAGATACCAAAGTCTTTTATGATTCATTGCAGCTATTATTGGACTGATAGCATCTAGCCGATATGAATTGTTTAAATTGCAATCATGATTACCTGCAATTACAATGGTAGGACATAAATCTGCCAGGTTTCGTAGGAATTCCTGAACCAAGTCAATCAGTTCTGGAGACATATCCGTTTTTGCGTGAACTATATCACCTGCAACATATACTAATGAATTTGTCGTACGAGTCTTTTTAATGTAACTATACAATCTTCCAAAGACTTCTCGATATTCTTTATGTCTTTTAACATTTCGTACATGGACATCTGCAATGTGATAAATTTTATCCACTGAATCAATACCAATGTTTATTTCTTTAATATTTACCATTACATGAACAATTTATATTTTATTAATTCTGATTCTGTTAGTTCATTTGTTTCTTCAATGTTTTTTAATATTGAAGGAAATCCAATATCGTTTGGATCTTTTTGTTTTAAATCAACAAAGTATACACTTGATCCATTGGATCTAAAATAATCACAAAACTCAATTGCTTGTTTTCTAGCATCTTGATCAAGACATATATAAATATCTCGTACACCTTCAGTTACTATTTTTTGTTTAAGTGTTGGAGATATTGTTTTACCAAACAGTGGTATTGCATTTCTTTTTATAGTAATTGCATCAAAGGCACCTTCACATAATACTATTGGTAATTTCCAATTTATAAACAATTCAAATCCAATTATATCTTTTGATACTGCAGGATTTTTATGTTTTATATTGTCATCTGTATAATATGCTCTACCTACAAAATAATTTAGGTTGCCAACAGAGTCAAAGCTAGGAACAATAATTTTACCTTTATATTCTCCGGATTCACAATACCCTATTCTATATTTTAAAATATCATGTATGCCAATACCTCGTTTCTTTAAATAAAATACTGCATTTTTATAATCAGGAGATGTACCTATTTTCCATAATGGAATAAACTCCTTTGGTAAAGATACTGATTGAGTAGGTACATTTGATTTTTTATTATTATAATACTGAGGTGTATCTAACAGCTCGTACAATCTGGTAATTTTATCTCTGCTAGCTTGTAATTTGTTGAACAGAGTGACTAATTTTCTCCCACGAGTATTACATACCCAACAATGAAAATGCTGAGTGGATAGATTAACTTCTAATTTTCGTTTTGAATGATTGCAGAATGGACAGAAAAAGGCAATGTTACTATTGCTATTAGTTTTACCTTTTCCTAATACTGATTCTACCAATGTGTACAACTTTATATTTTCCATACACATTAATATAATATCTAAATTTCAATTATCCTAATTAAATTGATAACCATTCTTCAGGAATACTTTTTATGCTACACCATTTAAACCCATGCTTATCGCAAAAGTCTGCATATGTAGTTTTAGTTCCTTTTCTCAATTTTGAATTTGGATTTTGAAATATGAATCGAATATCTAAATGTGGATGTTGCTGTTTGATGAGTACATGTTTTTTTCTATCATCTGCAGTCCAACGACCTTTAGCTTCAATTATAATGTTGTTTGGAAGAAAGAAGTCTGGTGTATATTTGTGTGAAGTTTCTGGTTGTATCCATTTAATGGCAGTTTCCTCATACTTAAATTTAATATTTTTAGATTGTAGTAATTCTACTAACTTTGATTCAAAACCACTTCTATAACCATTTCTGATTGCAGCAGATCTTAACTTTGATTTACCATGCCATGACATAACTTATTCCTTTTTTAAATATCGTAACGAATGATGAAGTTCATATCTACATCATCTCTCTTTTGTATTGGTTGAGCCAATTTACCAATTACCAGCAATTCACCAAATTCGTTATATAATCCAATGGATGTTATATAAGGTCTTAAGGATCCTGTAAAGTCTGGTAGTATAGCATCTCCTGGTTCTGCTATTTGTGATGGAGTACAACCATCTCCAGTACCTGAAGGCAATCTATATGTTGCAGTTGGATTCAATGTTACATTAAACGCATCTTTAGGTACTGTTAAAAATGTTTCGTTCTCATATATTGTATGAGTTGACTTGTATGAAACTTGCCAGACTGTTTGTGTTAAATCTATAAAATGATATTTAGGCCTAACACTAGAAATTACACATTGTCCGAATTTATAAAACATATTACCTACTACTGCAGTTTGATATGCAGTGCCATTGTAATAATCATTATTAGATAATCCTGTGATTTCTTGTTGAGTTAATGCAGTGTTATAAATTCTAACTTCATCTAAACTGCCTGACAGTCCATATGAACCGCTTTTATTTAAAGATCCAAAAACTAACTTAGCAGCATTACCTGTAGTAGTTTCTAATGTATCAGTTTCAGTACTGTTCAATGTACCATTAATATACAATTGTATATTTGAGCCTGTTTTTTGATACAATATATGAGCATAACTTCCAGTAATTGCAGCTGATGATGTACACTCTACTGTTTTAAATCCGTCACTTCTTCTAGCTACTATCTTACCACTATTACTATTAGCAGTTTGATTGTATACTGACAATTGAAATGGAAACTTATTGTAATTTACATGCTGTTCATATTGTGCTATCTTTGCAATTGAACTGTCATATACAAGAGTAGTTTCAATACCTCGTTTGGATATGATATAATTTTCATTGCTAGATGTAACTGATTGTGATATTGGAAGTCTTACCCAACATGAAATTGCAAACTCGTCACAATTACCAAAATTATAAGCATCATGATTTTCAGTTGAAATATATCCAGTGCCATCAAAATCAACTTGTAATCCTGATTGTTCTCCGGAGCTGCCTGAGGTGGCTATGCCTGGATTGAATGATATATTGTATATATCTGATTTAAATTCAGGATTAAATACATTACTTTCAAATTCAATTTTAGTGTCTTCTATACCAGTAATGTTGGTTGCGTTGTATCTAACAATATCTTGATTGTTGGAACTGCCTCGGTTCAATCTAAATCTTCTAAATTCATTATTGAAACCCCAATATGCTACTAAATATTTTTTAGGCACAAAACTTCCGGTTGATACTAATGGATCATAAATATTTCCATTGCCATCATCATATAATGTATATTCACTAGGATCATTAATCGTGATACTAAATGATCCTGGCTTAACTTGCTCACCAGTTTTTAAATAAGGGAATGTAATTGTGCTAGCAGAAACAAATAAAAATTTAGTAACTGTTTCCTTGTTGGATAATTCAGTAGTCCTTGCAGGGTCATATGGAAATCTATAATACATATGATCCATTGATTTCCATACTACTGCCTGATATGAACCATCAAAAGAATTGGTAGGGTCATTTGCTGACTCTACCGATCCAATTGGTGTTTTTTCTGTAGTATGTATACCTTGAAGTACGGTATAACCACTGCCACTGTAATCTGCATTCGTTACTGTCCAATTCTTGTAACTTTTAAATGGGTTAACATTAACATCATTAGACTTGATGTGTCGATATACAGATGGTGTTGACATATGAGTTTACTATCAATTATTAAAATTGTAATTTAACTTTTATTAACGCTTCACGGGTAAATGATTTCAATAGCGGTTTGCTTAATTTTGCAACTGCTAACATTTCTCCTGAATTGTTGTATAATCCAACGGTAGTTATATATACTTGTGGATCATTTGCAAAAGTTGGTTGTGAAAAATCTCCATCAGATCCTGTTACGAATGATGGGTTGTTTGAGAAGTTGTATTCTGCATTTTTCACTCTTACAAAATAATGAGCTGATTTTACTTGCTCTGAACTTCTAGCTTCAAATCCTAGTTTCTCTCCATATGCATCAGTTATTAAAGCAGCTCCTGATATTGAAGTAAATATCTTATAAGCATTATCTCCATTTTTATTTGATCCAGTAACTGAATTAAATGAAGCTGAGGCATTTAGTGTGTTTGCATTTAAAATTACTATACCTAATTGTGGATATACCATTCCATAATAATGTGGAGCTGATGAATTATAAATTCCTGCATCTAATGAACCAGAAACAATATTGTATCTTCTACCTGCTGTTCCTACGGTTGGAGTAGTGTTAACATTGCTATCATCAATTAAAGTTATGTATTTACCGCTTGATGAAACTGCAACATTACTTCCTGTATAGTTGGCATTAGCGTAGGCTGTACCATTCAATTCTGCTAAATTAATTTGCAAGTTGCCTGGATCTAATTGTTCTCTGAATCTAGCTCGGTTGATGTTTAAAACATAAATTTGATCTGTGTTGGTACCATTTACAGTAAATGTAGTATCGCCTGGTTCTAACAATAGCAATTTGTATTGAGAATATATTGCACGGGATACAGTGTCATTGTTTCCTCCGCCACCAACGATTAATGAACCACTTCCGTTTTTGTTGCCATATGCAACAGAAAATTGAGGTTCTGAAGTGGATCCGTTAGAAGCGCTGTTGTATATTTCGTAATAGTATTGTTTTTGTGTTGCTGTTTGTGCTGATGATGTATAAAAGGTCAATAGATTGGCAATGTTACCAGTCCATAATCCTTTAGTTACAATTTCTTGTTGATTTTCAACCACATCACCTGAAGCAAATAAACTAAATACACCTCCGTAATTAGTTACTGATATAGGTAATGGAGTACCAGTACCTGTTCCAGTACCTGTTCCAGTTCCGAATCCAGTTCCGAATCCAGTTCCTGTGCCTAGTCTTCGGTTACCGAAATCATCTGAAAATGGGTCTACTGTATCTGAAAAAGTCAAAGGCCCACCTCCATTGGTTCTATCTTCTAGAAACGGATCGCCTGATGTTATTGTTCTACCTGATGGGTCTAATCTAAATCCAGTTGACCCGGGCGCGCCGGCCGGGGTGCCGGCTGGGCTTCCAAATGGGTCTCTTGAGGAAAATCCACCTACAGTACTATTGAATTGTAATAATCTAGGAAGTCCTCGTCGCTTAGCAATGTTGGATGTTCTTTTACCTAAAGATAATGTTTTTTTTATTGTTTTCATCTATATACAAATTCTGTTTAATGTATTTTATCTAATTACCCTTGTCTTGGAATTCCACCAGTAGTAGCAACTGTTGCTCTTGGAACTGTCAATGTTATAGTTTGTCTTCCACCAGTTTCATTACCTATAACAACAATCGTAGCAGTTTTAGCTGCAGCATATTGTGGTTTAGCAGTAATGATAAATTCTAATCCACTTACAGTAACTGTTTGAGCTGCTTCAGAATCGCCTATAAATTGTGGTACTGTAGCACCTGCTGCAATTGGAGCTGCTTTTGATACTCTGATATCAGCTACACTTGAATCACTTAAAATTGCAGTATATCCATATGTACTATTTCCATTATTAAAATTAATTGTGTTTGGTACAATGGTACTGGTACTTCCACCTGTCAAGTTCAATACTGATGGTGATACTTGTATTACCGGTATACGAGTTACAGTCTTTGGTAAAGTTATCAATTTGTATTTTATCATTTGAGATTCGTCTGCCAATGCCTCTATCATAGGAAGATTTTCTATAACTACCCCATAATATGCAGAACCAAGCGGATGTTCAGGATTCCATAAGCTGTAATCAATCTCATCATCTGCAAGTGCGAATTGAGTTATTCTAAATTCGTTTCTTCCACGAGCTAGTAACTCTCTTCCTTTTTTAGTAAGTATAGCGTCAACCGTTATACTTGTGTTATTAAGATATCCCATAAATATTAAAATTTCCTTTGTTATTTTAAATAAATATATAAAACTCTAAAAATATACTAATTAGAAAGCAGTGTTACCAAAATCTGTATTTCTTGGAGATACAAAATTTCCGTAATCTCCGAAATTAAATCCTCTACTTACAGTGAATGTATTTTGACCTCCATTATAATCTGCAACCTTGAATGCATTTGGATTAACTACGGTAAATGAAACTACTGG